AATAGAGTTAAAAGAAAAAGTAAGTAAAAGTAAATAACTATAATTATATGAAATGTATAAATTGTAATAGTGAATATAGAGCTAAAATAGCAGATTCTAAGTATTGTTCCACTGCTTGTAAATTAAAATATAATCGTAAAATAGCCGTATCAAATGATACGGATAATCTTGATACGGATAAAAATGATACGGATAAATTAAAAACAGATGATACGGATAAATCTATTAAACCAGGCACATCTCCAACAGGACTTAATTATGATTATACCGAAATTAGCCCGATACTTAAAATGCGTAAAGTGCATTGTTCAGGGTGCAATGAGCCTACATGGGAGGACCTAAACCCATGTTATAATTGTTTCAAATGAATTTGATTGAATTAAAAGCAAAAGCATATGATATTAAAAAAGAAATTGATACATTAAATGATGAGCTTTTAGATATACAGATACTAATAGAAAATTATAGTGAAGATATAGAACAAACAGAACCTAGTGGATTAAGTTGATTACTAATGATTACTAATAGATAATAATTACTTAATAAGATTGATTACTAATAGATGGGGGCGGGGTAGTGTGTTGATAAAGGAAGATGATTATATAACCCCAACAAAAATTTTACCAAATTGACTTATTGACAAAATCTGTCAATTAATGTCAAATTAAGTATAAAATTCGATTTCTAAAAATTTTTTTATAAATTTAAAGAAAAATAAGTATAAGTAAAGCATAAATAAAGTGGAAAATACTACTAAAGAAGTAAAGAATAAAGGTGGAAGACCAAAAGGAAGTCTAAGTAATGCTACTAAGGAAGCTATGATTTTTAGGCAGTTCTTGGTAAATAGAATCAAGAGAGAGAAGAAACCTATAATTGATGCTTTAATGACAAAGGCTAAAGGAGGTGATGTGCCAGCTTTGAGAGAGTTGTTTGACCGTGCTTTTGGTAAAGCTAAGGAGAGTATTGAGATATTTGGTGAGAATGGAGGACCGATTAAATTAGATGTAAAATTAGAAGAAAAGATTAATAAAGTATATGGATAGCGAAGAATCTCTTATTATTGCAGCCAAAGAAGCTGGAGTCCCAAAAGACCAATTAATAAGATTTCTTCAATATCAGTATGTCCCGTTACACTGGCAGTTAAAGTTTCATGCCATAGCCAGAGAAGCAGATTTACCAGAAGGACCAACTATGATAGGTTGCGGTGGAGCGAGAGGACCTGGTAAAAGTCACGCTGTATTTAGTCAGGTAGCATTAGATGATTGTCAGAGATTTGACGGAATTAAGTTTTTGTTCTTAAGACAAACAGGAAAGTCAGCTACCGAGAGTTTCGAAGACCTTATATTTAGATGTCTTACAGGAAAGGTGGGTTATAAGTATCTTAAAGGAGCTTCATTAACAATAGGAAAGAGTCGTATTATTCTTGGTGGATTTGAGAATGAGAACGATATTGATAAATATGTAGGTATCGAATATGACGGAATAGCTATTGAGGAGTTGAATCAGTTGAGTAAAGAAAAGGTAGACAAACTATTGGGTTCTATGAGAACAAGTCGAACAGATTGGAGACCAAGACTCTATACTTCGTTTAACCCAGGTGGTAAGGGACATGGATACGTTAAAAGTGAGTACGTAATACCTTGGAGAGAAGGAGTTGAGAAAAAGACTAGATTTATACCATCGACTTATAAAGATAATCCGTACCTTAATAAAGAATATCGTGAATATCTTGAAGACCTTGGAGGCAGTCTAGGTAGAGCTTGGAGAGAAGGAGATTTCGACTTATTTGAAGGTCAATACTTTGGAGAGTGGAATTACCAAAAACATGTAGTAGCACCTTTTAAAATTCCAGAATCATGGGTAAAGTTGAGGGGAGTAGACCCATCTGGTAGAAATGGAATTACGAGTTGCCATTGGTATGCAATAGATAATGATGGTAAGGTATATGTGTATAGAGAACATTATGGAACAGGATTAGACTCAGATGAACACGCTAAAGAGATAGCACGTCTTAGTGAGGGAGAGACTTATCGTTATACGGTAATAGATAACGCAGCTTTCTCAAAATTAGGACTTCCAGAAACTCAAGCAGAAGTTTATATCAGAAACGGAGTAGATGGACTAGTACCAGCATCTAAAGCAAGAGTAATGGGTTGGGATATAGTTCACCAATATCTTAGATGGAATCAGTATGAAGAACCACGACTTAGAGTATTCTCTACTTGTCGTAATATGATTCGTACATTTCCAGAACTTGTACATGACGAAAGACATCCTGAAGACGTAGACTCTGATGGAGAAGACCACGCACAAGATGAATGTAGATATGTACTTCAAACTCTTAGAGAGCAGAAGTCTCAAATATTTAGTCCAAAAGAGCAAAGGTTTGCACAAAAATTATTAAATAAGAAGTCAGACGATTTTGACTTTTCATATAAAAAATGAATAAAGAAATAGAATATTTAGGCAACTGTGTTTCGTGTGGTACTTCAATTAATTTGAAAGACGGACTTATCTATTTAAACGAAAATTTTGACAACGGACTAGATAGAGATATTTTAAAGTTTTTAAAACAAAGATACATAGTGTGCAGTAAGAAGTGTGCCAATGAATATGCTGAATCTATAAGAAATGAAGTCTCAGACAATGACTACAAAGAATTATTATCAAATATAGATAAAATAAAAGAATAAAATGAAATTTATAATAAGTGCCATAAAAGAAGAAGAAAATAGAAACGTACTTTCAGTAGAACTAGCTTCAAGACCGGCATGTAAGACTTGTGGAATACACGAACGTAGAGAGGGTTCGTCTTACTGTATAGAGTGTGCAAATTTATATAATATTAATCATAACTAATATGTGTACATACGAAGACCAAAAATATACATTTGAAGAAGTAGGACTTTTAGTAAAAAATGGACTTGGCAAATATGAGATTGCGATACCAACAAATTCTCCTAATACGATTAGAGATGGTGATTATAAGCATTATCAATTAGAAGAATTTATACAAGAACGTAATTGTTGTGATTGTTGCGAAGAACCAGAACTTATAGCAAGAGTTGATATTATAGAGGAATAATCACATGATAATATTCTTCCTATGTTGTGTGTGATTGTTTAGTAGAATTTCTTAAAAAAGAATATCCAAACGAAGTATATTTTAAATGTATTATATTAGAATATGGTAAAAAATATTGGAAATTCACTTGTGAAGAATGTGGACTCCTCTACTTCAAACCAATAAATTAATATGCAAAACTGTGATTTGTGTAATAAGGAACTACAAGAAGTTAATGATGAAATTAAAGATGGAAAGTGTTTAAAATTTAAAGATGGAGATGAAGAATATTTTGTAATTAGATGTGATGAATGTTTTTCAAAAAATAAAGGATTAACAAAATATAAAAAAACAGAAGTTTACTCAAGAGTGTGTGGGTATATGAGACCATTGAATCAATGGCATAAAGGAAAACAAGAAGAATATAAAGATAGAAAAGAGTTTTTAAATAAATAAAAATGGATAAACCAGAATTACCAAAAGAAGAAGATAAAAAAGTATATACTGCAGATAAAACTGAACAGGATATTTTAACATATGTCAATAAGCGTGTGATTGAAATGAAAGAGTTTAAGAAAGGTCTTAAACTGGAAGAAAAATGGAGAGAGGCAGATAAAGAATGTGAAGTTGGAGAAATAGAATTTGAAAAAGGAAAAAAGAGATTTGAGTCTGATGATGAATTAGGATTAAGAACAAGACTTGTAAACATTTCAGACGAAAGAGATGATTGGAGGTCTAAAAATTCAGACCCAACATTGCTTTCTAAAATACATACAGCACTTTCAATACTTATAGATAAAAACCCAGAGTCTGTTTTAACAGCTCTTTGTAAAAAATATGAAAAAAGTTCAGCAGTTGCTAATTCTATATGGAAACGAAATTGGGAAATTACAAATGCCAAAGATACACTTAAGTTATTTGTATTTAATTTGGCGAAATATGGTTGGGCAGTAGGCAGGTCTTATCCAAGAGTTATAAAGTATAATAAAAAAGTTTTAGTTGAATTAGACCAAGAAGACAGAACAAAAGACAAGTACGAAGAAATTGAAGACGTAAGATTCAATGATGTTTACAAACAAAACATGAATCCTTATAAGGTTTGGATTGATGAAACTACTAAACCTTATGACCGAGAGTCAATGAAAGAATGTTATTATGAAATTGACTTTACAAAAGACGAGTTTGATAATGAATTTAGTTCTTATAAAAATTATGAGTTTGTAGGTAATTCAGCACTATATCACCCAGACGAAGAAACAAAAGAAGAAAACAAAGACAGACAAGACATTATTACTCTTGGGTTCTATGAAAATAGACTTAGAGATATGTATGTGATAAGCGTTCCTTCTAAGGGAATATTATTACACTATTCTCCACTTCCGAATGATGATGGATATATGTCTTTATGGCATACACTTTGGTTAATTCAGTCAGCAGAATCTCCATACGGTATCTCGATGTGGGAAATGATTAAACAGGACAAGAGACTTTATGACAAATTGTCTAATATGACAATGGATGAATTAGTTCTTTCAGTCTACAAAATGTTCTTCTATACAGGAACTTCTAACTTATTAGGAGATGGACAGATTAAAATCAAACCTGGGGTTGGTCATCAGATTGTTAACGGAGATATTAAGTGGATGGAAGCCCCTGGACCTGGAGAAGAAGCATGGAAAGGACTTGAATATATCAAGTCTCGTATTGATGATAACTCGTCTATCCCTCCAGTAATTGAAGGAGAAATTACAGGTAAAACATTAGGAGAAATATTACACGCAAAAGAGGCTTCACTTAAAAAGTTGAAGATGCCACTTGAAAATATAGCAGATGCTATTGAGCAGGATGCATATTTAACACTTTCGTGGTCAAAACAAATACTTTCTATACCAGAGATTAAGAAATTCGCCAACGAACAGGAATTAATGGCGTATGAAGAAGAAAGTGGACTTCAAAGAGGACAACTTATGGAAGGTGTAGACCAATCTGGTCAAAGAGAACTTTCAGCTTCATACTATCCACAAATTGCACTTCATTTAGAGGGAAGAGGTGGAGAGTTATTCGAATCAAAAGATTCAAGATATTTTCAAATTGGTACAGATATAGAACCTAATAAGTTAGATTGGAGAGGAATATTCAAAGTTCTACCAAAATCCATACTTACACCATCACTTGAGCTTGAAAAGATGAGAAAAGCAGAGATTCTTGCTACAATTTCACCATTATTAGCACAACCACCTGAACTTTACAAAAAATCAGTTGAACAATATTTAAAAGTCCAAGAAGAAGACCCACAAGATTGGCTACCAGATACATGGTTAGTACAAGAACAGCAACTATTTATAGATAATCCAATGATGCAACAGCAAATGGGACAAGAACAACAAACTGGTAAAGGTATACCAAATAATAATGCTAATATAGCTATGGGCGGTACTCAAAGTCAAGGACTTCTTAGTAGAATAACTGGTCGTATAGGAAAAGCAGTAGGTAGAGCATTTGGTAATCAATAAAAAATAAAATAAAAATATGATAAATATAGGTAAGGTTCCAATTAAAAAAAATATCGTAAATCCAGCGAGATATCCTGGTGGTTCACAAAATTTTGATGAAAGCACAGGAACATATATAAAACCAATATCGAAACTAATTATTGGTAGACCAGATATAAGAAAAGTACCACCAACATATAAAACTGGGTTACCAGGTAATGATATTAAAACTAATATTATTGGTAGACCAACCCCACCACCAAAAAAATATCCAATGTTGCCGATAAATAAACCAATTACAAGAACGCCAGGAGACCCAACAACATTAGAACCAGGAGACAAAAGACTTTCGACTGATACTGGATATATGATTAGAAAAAAAATGTAAATGGATAAAAGAACTTCTCAACAAATCAAATCACTACTCAACGACCCGAAATTTGACTCTATTGATACCGCAAAAGAAGAATACC